GTGAGACGTTCTGCAAACCCAAAGGAGCAAACTATAGAAGCTCACGGTCTTGTTGATGGACAGCCAACTGGTCGTCACTTTGATCTAATTATTTACGATGATGTGGTTGTTCAAGAGTCTGTTTCTACGCCGGAACAGATTAGTAAGACTACAACTCAGTGGGAATTGTCATTAAACCTTGGGTCTACTCACTCGCCTAGATATCAGTATGCTGGAACTAGGTATTCTTATGGAGATACTTATGGAACAATTCTTCAAAGGGCTGCTGTAAAACCAAGAATACATCCTGCAACGTATAGTGGTACAATGGATGGTGAGCCTGTCTTTCTTACTAGTGAGAGATG